GTCCTGGACCGGTTCCGGCTGGCACGGGTGGGAGGTAAAATCTATGAGGCAAAAACGGAGCAGGTTGCGGAAGTATTACCACCGGGGAGCGATCCCCAAAAAGGATAATGAGGGCAGCAGCTATATCGAATATGACGATCCGGTAGCATTCACGGCTGAGGAGTGGGCCGCGGGCGGGAAACTGCAAGCGGAAATGTACGGCCAGCGACTTCCCAATATTCGAAATCTGCGGGTGACGGGAGAATATCGTGAGATGTTCGCAACCGGCGGCCCACTGGGATACCAAATAGAAAATGGTCCTCTCTTCCATCTGGGTGATGGCGTGTGCCTGTACGTTGGGCCGGAGGCTGAGCCAGATTACAAGGTTGTTGCGATCTACCCGCACCGGTTGCTGACGTTGGAGGTGGAACACGTATGATTCACGGAAGCAAGGAACTGGAACGGAAGCTTGAAGCACTGGAAGGGATTGCAGACCAGCACATGGAGCGGCTGGTCAGGAGCCAGATCAAGCGGATTCAGGCCGAGGCCAAGCTGCTGTGCCCGGTTGAGGGCGGAGAGCTGCGAGACAGTATCCGCACGATGGTGGAGAGGGACGGCGACGTGATCGTTGGAGCCGCTTATACCAACAAGGCGTATGCGGGATATGTGGAGATGGGAACCGGTCCTAAGGGAGAGGCGAATCACTCGGGGATATCCCCGGTGGTGAATCCATCGTATTCGCAAAATCCATGGTGGATCCATGAAAGCCAGATCGACAAGGGACTGGCGGAGCGATACCACTGGTTCTACATTGAAACGGAGAACGGCAGATTCTACCAATGCACCGGCCAGCCAGCGCAGCCCTTCATGTATCCGGCCCTTAAAAACAACGAGGATCGGGTGGTCACGAATATGGAAAATGCCCTCAAACGGGAATTAAGGAAGGTGTGCAGATAGATGATCAACGTAAAAGACGAGGTATACAAGGCCCTGCTGAACGTGACGGACAACGTGACGGACAGTTACCCCAAAGACTGGGCGAAAGAGCCTGCGGTCCAGTACATGGAAGAGGACAACAAGGTGGTGGAGTACACCGACATGAAGGAACAGAAAGCCTATGTCAGATACCGTATCGATGTCTTTCACAGCGTGAGCACATCCGCTGTTGCGGTAGCTGTAGACGCTGCTCTCTCCGCCCTGGGCCTGCTGCGGACGCTGTGTCAGGACGTGGATGACCCGACCGGAAGGAAGCACAAGTTAATGCGGTATGAAATGGTAATCGATGTGGAGGCGGGAAACGTCTATCACGACGCATAAGAAAGGAGAAAACGAATGTTAGCAAATGGCGCAAAGCTGGGTTTTAAGAAGTCCGGGGGTGCTTCTTTTACGGATCTTCCCGGGCTGAAGGAGATCCCCGAAATGGGTATTGAACCGGAAAAAGTAGAGAACACCTGCCTGACGGATAAGAACAAACAGTATGAAAATGGAATCGGGGACCCTGGTGATCTGGTATATAAATTCCGGTACGAAAATACCAAAGAGGATAGCCCGTATAGAGTTATGCGGAAAGCCCAGGATTCCGGAGAAGTATTGGATTTTCAGGAAACCTTGATCGATGGGACAACGACCGAATTTTCTGGTCAGGTGTCCGTAAAACGTACCGGTGGCGGCGTTAATGGCGTGGTTGAATTTAATCTTTCCGTCGCCTTACAGAGCGAGCTTGCGGTGAACGACCCCACAGTATAAGGAGGAAATGATAAATGGAAAAACTGTATGGACTGGACGAAGAGAACGAGCAGATGGACCATGACGGGATGGACGTTATTGACGATCCCAAACCGAAGCGGCGCCCGTTCGCCTACTGGAAAGTGGGAGGCAAGGAGTACAAGCTGAAACTGACCACCGCGCAGATTGGTAAGCTGGAGGACAAGTACCGCCGGAACCTGATATCCCTGCTGTTGGGTGGGGAAATTCCGCCCCTGAGCATTATGCTTACCGTGATTCAGGCGGCCGCGGCGCCGTGGAACAGCAACGTCAAGTATAAGCATATCGAGGCCGCGTTTGACCGCTACATGGAGGACGGCGGGACTCAACTCACCCTCTTCACTGATGTGATTGTTGACGGCATTATGACGGTGAGCGGTTTTTTTACGCCGGATCAGCAGGAGGAGATGGGCGAGAAAGTGAAGGACATCAAGGAGAACATCTAAGGATATCCGATTGGATTGATGAAATGTATCCGGTAGCGCTGGACTGTGGTATCCTGCCGGATGAATTTTGGAGCTGTTCGCTTGCGGATGTCAGGGATCGGATTGAGGCATATGAGCGGACACGGCGCCGCGAGGAAAAACAGAAGATCTTGTATATCAACGATCTGGCTGGGCTGATTGGGTTGTATATGCAGCGGTTATTCGACAAGGACGTGCAGATTCCGCAGCCCTGGGAACAATACCCTGCCCTATTCCAAGCCGAGAAAGCTCGGTATGAGGAGACACACAGGGCCGAAATGTTGGAAAAAGCACGGAACAGCCGGAAAGAATATGCGCAGCGGTACAATGAAATGCGCCGGAGGCGGGGCCTTAATTAGGGCGGAAAGGCGGTGAAAAACAACGGGTACAGGAATAACGCTTGAAAAATTGAAGGTCGTGATCGAGGCGTACACGAAGCCCTACCGAGAAGAAATGGAGAAGGTGCAGCAGAAAACCAGCCAGGTTGCGGACCGGGTGAAACGGCAGACGGAGCGCGTCTCAAACAGTTGGAAAAAAGTAGGACGTGTGATCGCTGCGGTGCTGTCTGTGGCTGCGATTGTGTCGTTCGGTAAATCCTGCCTGAAACTTGGGTCGGACCTTCAGGAGGTCCAAAACGTTGTAGACGTCACCTTTGGGGCGATGTCCGGCAGCGTGGACGAGTTCGCAAAAAATGCCGCGGAGTCGTTTGGGGTGTCGGAAACCATGGCGAAAAAGTACATGGGTACTTACGGTGCTATGGCAAAGTCGTTCGGGATTGTGGGGAAGGCCGGATATGATATGTCGGCAGCCATTACGGGCCTCACGGGCGACGTGGCGTCGTTCTATAACCTCTCCCAGGATGAAGCCTACACCAAGCTGAAAAGTATCTTCACGGGCGAAACTGAGAGCCTGAAGGACCTCGGCGTGGTTATGACTCAGACCGCCCTCGATCAGTACGCTCTCAATAATGGGTTTGGCCGGACTACGGCCAAAATGACCGAGCAGGAAAAGGTCATGCTCCGGTATCAGTTCGTCATGGACCGGCTGTCAGACGCCCAAGGAGATTTTACGCGGACATCCGGGAGCTGGGCCAATCAGGTCCGCATTCTTCAGCTACGGTTTGAGGGCTTAAAGGCCACAATCGGACAAGGGCTGATCAACGCATTCACACCGGTGATTCAGGTGATCAACACCATATTGGCAAAGCTGGAAACTCTGGCGAGCTATTTCCGGGCATTCACGGTGGCGATCTTTGGGGATGCTTCTGGCGGGGAAACGGCGGCAGGTAGCGCGGCCGGTGCAATGGCGGACGCTGCGGGATCATCCGGGACCGTTGCCGATAATATGGCAGACGCCGCAGGATCGGCAAAACAGATGGCAAAATCCCTGGCCTCGTTCGACGAATTGAACAATCGTACCTCCTCTAAGGGATCAGGCGGCGGAGCTTCCGGCGGTGGCGGGATTTTGGGGGATCTTGATCTTAGCATGGAGAACGTCCAGAAACAGGCGGATGTAATCTCAAACAAGATTATCGACGCCTTTAAGTCTGGGGATTACTATTCTGTCGGCGCATTTATTGGAGCCTCCATCACGGACGCACTCCAGGAGATTAATTGGGACAATGCGTACCAGTCCGCCCATAATTTTGGCAGCGGATTCGCGCAATTCCTGAATGGTCTTATTTCACCAGAGCTTTTTGGGGAAGTCGGGCAAAGTATTGCAGGGGCGCTTAACACGGCGATTTATGCCGTGCTTTCGTTCGGGAAAGATTTTGAGTGGTCGAACTTTGGACTATCTATTGCCAGCGGGATTAATGGATTTTTCGCAAAATATGATTTTGCGGCTCTTGGCGACACGTTCTCCACATACGCCATAGGGCTGTTGGATACTATGAGTGCAGCGCTGGAAAAGACGGATTGGGTACAGATCGGGGAGAAGATTGGAGAGTTCCTCGAAAACTTAGATTGGGATACCATTCTCGCAAAAGCGGGGAAAGTAGTTGCAGACGCACTTGTGGCCGCTATCGGAATGTATGTTGGAATGGCGAGTGCCGCGCCAATCGAAACAGGCGTAATTACCGCAATACTGGGCCTGAAATTTACTGGACTGGGAGCAGCACTTGTCAAGTCAATCAAAGCGGCGTTGTCTGGTGGGCTGAACCTTGGCAAGCTTTCTCTACTATTTCAGGGGTTTAATTTCAACACCGCGTCCTTTGTAATGATTGGGAATGAGCTTATTGATATGTTCGATGAGTTTATCCGAGAGAACTTTGGAGAGAGCGTTTTAAACGCAATGGGCGAGAGCCTGATGGTTGCCACAGGTGCGGGATTTGGTTCTCTTCTTGGACCCGTCGGGGCCATTGTTGGAGCACTTATCGGGGGAATTCTTGATTTGCTTAGAGGTGGCGAATGGGCTGTAAAAATCTATGATATAATAAACGAAAAGCTTTTCAACTTTAGCTTTTCGTCATCCTTGAAGGAAAAAGCAAAAGGCTTTTTCAAAACGGCTTTTTCGTCCAGCAACTTTTTAGAGATTGGCATAAATATCATCGCCGGAATTGGTTCGGGTTTGACGGCTGGGGTTTCTTATCTGCTGGAACCTATTGGCGATCTGTTGACGTGGGTGGTGGAGGGAATATGTTCAGTATTTGGAATCCATTCACCGGCAAAAGAGATGGAACCCTACGGCGGGTATATTCTGATGGGGATAGTCGAAGGATTCCGCGGGACATTTAGCGAATGGACGGGCACCCTGAATGATTGGTATAACCAATACATCGCCCCATGGTTTACAGCGCAAAAATGGTCCGATCTGTACAATACGATCAAAACCAGCATGAAAACCAAGTGGGACGAGACTGTGGCGCAATGGAAAACCGGCATTCAAAGCTGGTGGACTGAGCATGTAGCAAAGTGGTTCACCGCGGAGAAATGGACATCCGCATTATCGGGGGTCAAGACTGGGTTTTCGAATGCTTTTACCGCAGCCATAGATGCGGTAAAGGCGCTGTGGAATAAGTTCGCGGAATGGCTCAACAAGAAATTGACGTTCGACATCGACCCGATTGAGGTTGCCGGATTAACCGTGTATGAGGGTGGGACCGTGCAGCTTGGCAAGATTCCGACGTTTGCAGCAGGAGGATACCCTGAAACCGGTCAACTGTTCATCGCTAACGAGTCCGGCCCGGAAATGGTGGGGAGGATTGGGAATCGATCAGCGGTTGCTAACAGCGATCAGATTACAGACGG